TCTCTTCCAGTTCCTTGAATAGCCAATTTAACGAATTGGTTATGCTCTCCGTTAATCTTGTCTATTGCCTTTTGAAGTCTTTCCCGCTTTTCACGATCCACTGAATCAAAAAGTCCAAGCTGGGCACCTTCAGTTATTTCAGTGATGATAACCCCGGCTTTCTTATACTGATACCCATTCATGAATATTGTTTTTAGTCCAATCAGCGCATAATGTACTATTTCTTGCGTGTCGTTTGTTGGTATCGGAAGATGTATAATTATATTTTTCCA